ACAAAGAATCAATACAAAATCAGAATCACAAAACATTTGTCTAAATGTTAAGGAAACGGCAAATTGATGACATTGAATGGAATGAAATTAAACACAGTACACAATATAGATTTTTTGAATAATGATTTGCCTGATAAATGTGCAAACTTGATTATTGCAGACCCTCCATACTACAAAGTAAAAGGCGACTTTGATTTTATTTGGAATAGCTTTGAGGACTACTTAAAAGATGTTGAAAAATGGGCTATTGAATGCAAAAGAATACTTGCAGACAACGGCACGCTTTTATGGTATGGTGATGCAAAAAATATTGCTTATGCTCAAATAATATTTGATAAATATTTTAATTTATTAAATAGCATAGTATGGGAAAATACAAACGACCATAAACAGCAAATAAGGTTTAACGAAGATTTACGAACTTTTGCACCGCTTACTGAAAGGATTTTGATGTATAGTAATGAAACGTATAATTTAACTCAATGTGTTTATCATATACGAGATTACATAAGAGCAGAAATAACAAAAGCAAAAGGTAAAATAGTATTGAAACACGTAAACGAAGCACTTGGAACTGCTACAAATGGAGGTGGCGTTGCTTCTGCTTGTTTAAGTTTAGACAAAGCAGAGCCAACAATGCTAACAAAAGAAATGTATGAGAAATTACAAAAGTGGTGCTCCCCATATTTACGCAAGGAATACGAGGAACTACGCAAGGAATACGAGGAACTACGCAAGGAATACGAGGAACTACGAAGACCATTTAACAACGCTTTGCATTTAGGAGATGTAATAAGATTACCAAACTATGAAACAAGCAACTATGACCACGATACAGTAAAACCCGAAAAACTAACAAGAATACTAATAAACACTTGTAGCCGAAAGAATGACTTGGTAGTAGTTCCTTTTGCTGGAAGTGGTACAGAGTGTGCAATGGCAATAAAAGAGGGTAGAAAGGCAATAGGTTTTGATATTGAAAAAAAATATGTAGATATGTCGAACAAGCGAATTAAAACTTTCAAAGATGCACCGAGCCTGTTTTAAGGTTGTGCATAACATTTGTCTAAATGTTAAGGAAACGGCAAATTGATGACATTGAATGGAATGAAAGGATTTTGAAGGTGGTGGACTTCTTCAATCAGGTCATTGTGCCTGAAAGGATCAGACTATCTGAATGCGAAATTATAGAAGATCCAAAGAAATTCCTGAAGACCCATTTGGAATATCTTCAAGTCAATTCAAAAAGGAAAATTCAAATCCTTTATCTGGAAAGATTGGAGAAACTAAAAAGGGTTTTAGAATGAAAAAGCAAATTGAATTGAATCTGCCTAATGTTTGCGCGAAAATGAAGTACTTAAATTCTTTGAATGCCATCAATATGGGTAACTGGCTTTTTATCTCCATTGATGATTTTATTGAAACTTTGGAAACGATCAAAGAAAGAAAATTAAACCAGGACCCAAATTGAATTTTCCAAAACACCTTGTTAAATGAATCAGCAACTTTTTTTGTTTTCAGATGGCGAATTGCACCCCCTTTCTGGTATAGATGAAATCAGGACTGAAAATTTTGAAAGGATGAATTGTGAAGTGTTCAGAAGCTTCAAGTGGCGTGGATTGAGTTATAAAAAAGGGGAAACCTTGGTCTGGTTACACATGAACGCCAAAGATCTGATTAATAAGGGGCTTTTAAAGGTAATACAATGATTACAGCTAAATATATAGTGCTTTCTTTCCTCTGGCTTCTCTTTTTCGCTTTAGAAATCCACCTAAAAATAAATAATCTGGTACCCTTTGATATTATTGTAAATATGATCCTTTTGGGGTGGTTAATTGGCATAATTAAGGAATTACGTAGAGATTTTCCCTCAAATTGTTTTTAAATGTAGAATTGCCACACAAAAAGTATAAATTAAAATCATAACTCGCCGATAATTAAAATACTTCGCGGCGGTATGTTTGAAATTTTCAAAACAAGTAAGGCAAAAAAAGAAACACGGTCATCAGGTGTCACGAACCTTCGTGACCCAGATCGCTGGTTTGGCGAATTATTTGGAGCACCAACGGCGGCGGGTGTAAATGTCAATGTAAAAACAGCGCTTTCAATCCCTACCTTTTGGGCGGCTCTAAAGAAAAGAGGTGGGACAATCGGATCTTTATCATGTGAAATTTTTGAAAATACACCAACGGGGGCGAAACCAGCCCCAAAACACCCCCTTTATAATTTAGTAAATTCAAAACCACACCCATTGTATAATTCATTCGTTTTTTGGATGACATTGGTGGTTAATGTGGATTCAAAAGGGGACGGGTTTGTAAGGATCAGGCGAAAGTCAATGAATGGAAGACCTTACAGGCTTGACTTAATAATGAAGGAAGACGTATTGGATTTGATTGAAATGGATGATGGACAATTTTACTATATCATCAATGAAAAGAAAGTTGGAAACCCAACGCCAACCCAAAAAGCTGTTTCAATTGATGATATGATCCATATCAGGGGTCTTTCAATGGATGGGTTGTTTTCTGAAGATCCTATACAAATAAACAAAGAATGTTTTGGTGGCGGGATTGCTGCAAACAAATACACATCTGCTTTTTTCGGGAATAATGCACACGTTAATTTTGTGATTGAATCACCACAATTAATGTCAGACAAAGCCCGGACAAAATTCAATTCTTGGTGGTCGCGTACCGTATCAGGAATGAAAAACGCATTTAAGAATCCAATCATCTTGGATCAGGGGTCAAAGCTTCACAAAATTTCATTGAATCCACAGGAAGCAAGTTTGGAAGAAAGTAAAAAATCAGTTGCGGCTGATGCTGCAAGAATAGTGGACACCCCAGCCCACATGGTCGGATTATTAGACAAAGCAACCTTTTCAAATATTGAAGTTCAAAATAATGAGTTTTTAATGTTCTCCATTAGAAACACTTTAAAGCAAATTGAAACTGAATTTAACAACAAGATTTTCAGCACTTCAGAAACCAACAAACAAAAATATTTCATCCGTTTCAACCTTGATAGTCTTTTGCGCTCTGATGCGGAAAGCAGAACAAAGAAATTAGAAACGGAAATCAAGTGGGGGATTATCAGCCGGGATGAAGCCCGTCAATTAGCTGGCTATCAAACAGAACCTGACAATAATTTCATTTTGACCCCAATGAACATGGAAGATAAATTGAATCCTAATGGCGGCACCAATAACACCCCCGGCGAAGAAAGAAATTTTTCATTCAAAAAAATTAAACCTGATGCCTGAACATATGCCTGAACTTGAACGGCGAACAATTGCACACAAAGTTGAAATCCGTGCAAATGAAGATGGGACACAAAGCAGAACGGTTGTGGGATATGCTGCAAAATTCAACACAGAAAGTGAATTGCTAGGTTTTGGATTTGTGGAAGTAATTGAACCGGGTGCATTTGATGATGTGATGAATGATGATGTTCGCGCACTTTTCAACCATGACCCAAATTTAATCCTGGCAAGATCTTCAGCGGGCACTTTGTCCCTTTCTTTAGATGAAGTGGGGTTAAGATATGAATTTGAAGCACCAGAAAGCACAAGAGGCAACGATCTTTTGTGTGATCTTCAATTGGGCAATATTAGGGAATCAAGTTTTGGTTTTCAGGTGGCAGAAAGCGAATGGGAAGAAATTGTCAATCCTGATAATTCAATTAAAGAAATACGAAGGATCAAAAAGGTAAAAGCCTTATTTGATGTTTCACCGGTGACTTTTCCAGCTTACCATGCCACAGAAGTCACAGTAAGAAGTTTACAGCAATTCCGTGAAAACAAAAAGCCAAAGCAAATTGATTTTGACTTTGAAACACGGATCAGACTAAATGAAAATACTTTATTGCTCACTAAATAACAGGTGCCACATTACTTGTTTTTAGGTGGGTGAATTTTTCCAAACAAATAAACACGGCAAATGTCAGATTTAAAAAATTTACAGGAACAGCGTGGAAAAATCCACAATCAAATGGTGGCACTTGGAGAAGTGGCCAAAAAAGAAGAAAGAGGGTTGAACACTGAAGAAATTCAGAAGTTTGACAAGATGGATGCGGAATTTCGCCAAATCACTGATCAGATCAATGTTCTGGAAAGAATGGCGGCAATCAAATCAGAACAGGCGTTAAATGCTTTTGAGCAAAGACAAGCAGAAACGAAAGGTGAAAGCAGAAGCGACAACGCAATTGCACCAGGCGCAAATGCTGGGACTTATTCAGACGTCTTCAAACGTTACATCAGTGCAGGGACTGAAAACATGACAAGGGAAGAAAGAAGCATTTTGAAAACGGGTTTGGGCGAAAGCTTAGAAACACGGGCGCAAAGTGTAGGTACTAATTCAGCGGGTGGTTATCTGGTACCAACTGATTTGGCGAATGAATTGGTGATGATCATGAAGCAATTTGGCGGCATGTTGGAAGCTGGTACAATCATACCAACGACTTCAGGGAATCCATTAAACTTTCCAACTTTAGATGATACGTCAAATGTCGGCGAATTAGTTGCTGAAAATGCGGCTTCAAATGCGCAAGATGCAGCGGTAGGACAAAAAACATTAAACGCATACAAGTACGGATCTAAATTGATAAAAGTTTCTTATGAACTTTTGCAAGATTCGGCATTTGATTTTGTTCAAATCGTTGGGCGAATTGGAATGGAGCGTTTAGGGCGTATCATTAACCAACACTTGACAACCGGAACGGGATCTTCCCAACCAAACGGACTGATCACGGCTACCAGTGCCGGGAAAACTTCAGCGTCAAATTCAGCGGTAACAATGGCGGAATTGATTGACTTATACCATTCAGTTGATCCAGCTTACCGAAATGCGGCTTCTTGGATGTTCAATGATAGTACTTTGAGCCTCATTAAGAAGTTGACAATTGGATCGGCTGATGATCGTGCATTGTGGCAACCATCTTTTGTTGCGGGCGAACCTGACAGAATTTTAGGCAGTCCATTCATTGTCAATCAAGATGTTGCAAGCTTTGGAGCAGATGCAAAACCAATTGCATTTGGTGACCTTTCAAAATATTACATTCGAAGAGTTGGTCAAACTCGAATCAGACGGTCTGATGATCGCCACATTGAAAATGATCAAAGTGTCTTTGTGATGTTTGAAAGAATTGATGGCGAATTGATGGATACAAGTGCAGTAAAGCACCTTTTGAATCCTTCTTAATATTAGGCTGAAATTTGATTTCCATAAAAAATCCAACCCCCTAAAAAATTGGGGGGTTTGGATTTTTCACAAATAAAGACATGGCAAAGCATAATAATACACAGATCAAAGTGGAAATCCTTCAAGATTTTGGAAGTACGGCTTTAAATGCAGTTTTCAAAAAAGGGGAAATTTTGTCAATGGATTCATATTTAGCAATGGAGTATATCAAAGCTAAATTTTGCAAAAGGAGCAACGGGAAAATCAATAGGGTTTCACAAATAACCATAGGGCGCGAAAAAGCAACCACAAATTAAAAAAAACGAACTATGCAGTTTGACAAAGATTTGCATGTATTTAACACAGGGCAAGGGATCAATGCCCAACTGGGGCAAAACGGCTTTGAGTTAATCACAGATACAAGTGCCAACACGACCGGATATTATGCCATCCAAGTCATTGAAGATGCGGAATTTTCAGCTTTTACAGGACAAAATATAACAGGAACCTTCACAGGGGTAACTTTTACAGATGGTCATGTGATTTTTGGTCAGATTTCCAGCTTCACGTTGGCATCGGGAAAAGTATTGGCGTATTTATCAGCGGTTGACGGTGTATAATTAATGATTACAAAATTCAACATATCATCAGCCCCAGCGGTCGAGCCTTTGAGTACTTCAGAAACAAAGACGTTTTTGAAAGTTGATTCAAGCGATGAAGACACATTGATTGATACTTTGATCAAAGCTTCCAGGCAATTGATTGAAAGAGAATATGATGTTGCACTGATTACGCAAACTTTGGATTTCAAATTTGATGATTTTCCAATCATCGAACATTGCAACCCAGATGGCGCAATCATTCCTTTAGTTAGACCGATTCAAAGTGTGACATATATCAAGTACAACGACACAGACGGAAACGAACAAACATGGTCTTCAAGTTTGTACACAGTTGATGCAGATGACCAACGCGAACAGGCGCGAATTGTCCCCGCTTATGATGAAGAGTACCCAGAAACCAGAATTGAAATAAATGCGGTAACGGTTAGGGCTGTTTGTGGGTATGGCGATGCAGCCACAGACATTCCGGAAAATATAAGATTAGCAATGTTGATGCAAATAGCTTTCTGGTATGAAAACAGGGAAGACATGCCATTAAAGATGATGGGAAGAACTACCAGACAGCTATTGAATAATGAGTTTTTGAAAGTAATATGAATTTACAATCAAAAGAACACATTGGAAACCTAGACAGAAGGATCACATTATTAAGCCCTTCACAAAGTCAGACAGCCAGTGGATTTGTAAAAACAGATTCTTGGACAAGTGTGGCAGATCGTTGGGCGAAGGTTGATTATGATGATGGAAGGGAAATTTTTAAAGGTGATCGAGAAACAGCGAAAACAGAAGTTTTTTTTACGGTACGAAATGACAGCACCACCAGAACAATTGATAAGACGTGGCGGGTTCAATACGATTCAAAGCAATTTGATATTACAACAATCACAGAAATAGGACGGCAAAGATTTTTTAAAATCGAAACTGAATTAAGGGAATAATGGCACAAAGCGAAATTGATAGAGAATTAAAGAAAGCCATTGATAATCTGAAGTTATTACGGAAAGGATTGACAAGGAAAGAAATACAAGATCCTTTGAAAAAGTCTTCAAAGATCCTGGTGAAAGCCTCAAAGCAGAATATTCCAAAAGGGAAAAGACAATTTCATCACAGATATGAAGGGAAGGTCAGTGGAAAAAAGAAAGCCCCTAAAGGATTGGGGAAAATTGCGGCAACATATTACAAAGGTAATTTGCGCCGATCCTTGCAAACTTTAATTTTCAGAAGATCATTGAATGTTTTTGTGGGCTTCAAACGCCCAAAAGGCGGAAACAGGGGAGAATTTAAAGGAAGGAAGGTTGATGGATATTATGCAATTATGAGAATGGAATTAGGGCAAGCCCCTTTGCGGCGTGCGGTGGATAGTACGAAAACACAGATGGGAACAGACATAACGCAAAGGTTGAATGAATTAGCAAAACAAGTTTTAGGAAAATTAAAATGATAGGAAACGCAATATTCAGTTTGTTAGATTCGGATGGAACCTTAGACGCAATTGTTGGGTCAAGGATTTATCCAACGGCGGCAACCCAAACCAGTTCTTTGCCTGACAATTATATTGTTTACACCCTTATCAGTAGCCAACCAAAAGACACCAAAACGGGAATCAGCAATTTAGATTTTGTTAGAATCCAAGTTGAATGTTACAGCAAAGACAGGGATGAAGCGGTGACCATGTATGAAAGGGTCAGGACAGTATTAGACAGATACGAAGGAACGGCGGCAAGCATTGACATAGAATCAATTCAATATCAAACAGTTTTGGAAGATTACGTTTGGGAGTATGAAAGATACATTGTGGCATCTGATTACATCATTCAAGAAAAAAGATAATAATGCAATTAGTACTAATTAAGGAAATAAAAAATTCATCAGGCAGAACTTTGAAAGCTGGACAAGTGGGAGAATTTCACCCAACTTTTGCAAAGAAGATGATTGAATCAGGCGAAGCGGTGGAGTATAAAAAAGCATTACACCACCCATTCCAAAAGGGTGCCTTTGTGGATCTCTTCAAAATGGAAAACGCAACCAAAAAGACAACAACGCCAAAACCAAAAATAAAAAAGAAAACATTCTTTAAAAATTAAAAGGGTTTCTAAAATCCAATTAATAAACACAAAAAAACACGTTAAAAAATGGCTTCAGTAGGACATATTAATTCGACCAAATATCAGCTTTATAAGGGTGCAAATGCAATTGGCTATTTAACTGATGTGCAATTTGAAAGATCAGTTGAAACAATTGAAGTGACAACAAAAGATTCAGCCGGAAACGCTGAATTTATTGCGGGGAAAGCGGCATTTTCATACAATGCTTCTTTGATCTTTCGTGAAGATGCCACATATGGGTATAATGATTTGATGACTGACATGAACGCCAAAACAGCCATTACAATCAAAGCGACAACCAGCGTATCTGGTGACAGCTACGAAGAGGGAAGTATCATTATTACAAGCCTTTCACGGGGTGGCGGGGTTGAATCAACCTTTGATGCGTCGGTTTCATTCCAGGGCACAGGAGCATTGACGATTGATGTTGAAGTGTAAACAACAAATAGGAAGGTGATAAAAATCACCTTCCTATATTCCTTTTATAAACTAAGACAAAAAAAATGCAAGAAATTTTCATTGGTAACGAAAAGCGGCCAATACGTTTTTCATTTGGGGCACTTAAAAAAATGCGCAAGCTGGCAAAAGAGCAATCAATTGAAATCACAGAAGAAACCGAAGATCTGGACATTGTTCATCTTCAGGTTTTTGTAGGATTAGAAGCAGCCGCAAAAAAGCTAGGACAAAAGTTTGATCATTCTATCATTGAAGTTGAATTGTGGGTTGATGATCTTGAAATCCCTGAAGTGATGGCGATCAATGAAATAATTACAAAAGAAATCACAGGGCACCTACCAAAAGCGGATGGGTCAAAAAACTAATACAACTCTCTGAAGCAGAATTGTTAGAAATCGCATTTGGAGAGTTAAATATAAAACCTGATGATTATTGGGATT